TGCTAATTGCATTGTATTGTGTAACGAAGAAGGTAGCCATCGTGTGGGTGCAAGATATCTGACAGCCGCAACAGGTATGTCCATGAAGGAGATTAAAAACAATCCTAGCAAGGCACGTGACTTGTATCAGCCAATCAAAGAAAAGATTAAGATTAAGGATGCTACAGGACGTGACATGGCATGGGTAGAGTCTGTTTGTAAGACATACAAGCCGGATGTTGTTCTTTTAGACATGGGTGATAAGTTTGCTCGTTCTGGTGGCTTTGCAAGACCTGATGAAGCATTGAAGGCTAACGCTATCCATGCTCGTATGATTGCCAAGCAGTATGAGTGCGCTGTGTTTTATATGTCACAGTTATCTGCAGAAGCAGAAGGTAAGATAGTACTCAATCAAAGCATGATGGAAGGTTCACGTACTGGTAAGGCTGCTGAAGCTGACCTCATGGTTCTGATTGCTAAGAACCCTGTAACTGCTGATACAGACCCTAATGCACCAGAGGACATGACACGTCACCTTAACATTGTTAAGAACAAGTTGAGTGGTCGGCATTGTCAGATTACTTGTAATCTTGATTCAATTACAGGCAGGTATGTAGCATGATACAACCTGACCTGTTTCAACTTGAAGATTATGACTTGGGTGGAGACAGTAAAGTATGCAGCAAATGCAATGAGGATTTACCTCTATCAAGTTATAGCTGGCATTCAGGTGGAAATTACTTGCGTCCTGAATGTAAATCGTGTAATAATGAATTGAGTAAAGTAAGGGATGCACTAAGAAAGCAATATGGTATGCCCAGAGGAGAGTATACCTGCCCCATATGCCTTAACAATGAGAAGGCAGTAGCAGGTAAGGGTAACACAAAGAATGGGGCATGGGTTATTGACCATTGCCATGACACAGATACTTTTAGAGGTTGGTTGTGTCACAAATGTAATCGCTCTCTTGGTGGATTTGATGATGATATAGAAGTGCTACAACGGGCAATCAATTACCTGAAACAGCACAAGGAGACGCTAAATGAAACTAACACTTGACGTAGAAAATACAGTAACGCATCGTGATGGAAAGATGCACCTTGACCCTTTTGAACCAGAGAACTCACTGACTATGGTTGGTGTGTTGACTGATCAAGGGTACGAAGCGCACTTCCCGTTTGACCACTCTGAGCATGAGAGTCAGCACGATTATCATGAAAGGGTTCAGTGGTTCTTAGATGAAGCAACCGTACTAATTATGCACAATGCAGCCCATGATTTACTATGGCTGTGGGAGTCAGGCTTTAAGTATGATGGACCTGTATTCGATACGATGCTTGGTGAATATGTACTACAACGTGGCATCAAAGAGCCTTTGTCTCTTGAGGCTTGTGCAGAACGATACGAGTTGGACACGAAGAAACAGGATACATTAAAAGAGTATTTTAAGAAAGGAGTAAGCACACGTGACATACCATATGACGAACTATGTGAATATCTTTCTGCTGACCTTCATGCAACACAGCAGTTGGCTGACAAGATTATGTATCGTCTCAATTCTTCTGATGCCGGACTTTTAGGCACTGTAGACCTTACTAATCAGGTATGTGTCACACTAGCTAGAATGTATCAGCGTGGGTTTACTGTAGACAGTAATAAATTAGAAGAAGTGCGTAAGGAGTTTGAAGAAGAAAAAAAGGAGTTGATAAATGGATTGCAGAATCATATTGCTACTCTTATGGGTGATACACCTATTAATCTTAATTCACCAGAGCAATTATCTTGGGTAATTTATTCACGTAAAGTAAAAGACAAAACATTATGGGCAAATAGTACAGACCCATATATGCGTGATAAAGAGTTTAGGGATTTAATTGACACGCACACAGAAAGAATGTATAAGACACGTGCAGTACAATGCAAAGCTTGTCATGGCAAGGGGTATATCCATAAGGTAAAAAAGAATGGTGTACCATATGCCAAGCCAAACAGATGTGTTGAGTGCAACACTATTGGGTATAAGTTTATACCAACAAACGAACTTGCTGGTTTAAAGTTCAAGCCACCTGCAGCTAAGTGGGCATCGGCTAACGGCTTTACTACTAGTAAACAAAACCTTGAGACATTAGAAAATGTAGCAAGAGCAAAAGGTATGACGGATGCAGTAGAGTTTCTGTCAAAGGTACGCAGACTATCTGCTGTTGAGACATACCTGTCATCATTTGTTGATGGCATTGCGACACACACCAAAGCTGATGGCAAACTACATGTTAGGTTGCTACAGCACAGGACAGCAACAGGACGTTTTTCTGGTGCTGACCCAAACATGCAGAACATGCCACGAGGTGGTACGTTTCCTGTTAAAAAAGTATTTGTATCACGCTGGGATGGTGGCAAGATACTTGAGGCTGACTTTGCACAGCTAGAGTTTCGGGCTGCAGCATTCCTTTCACAAGATGGAGTTGCAATTGAAGAAGTATCTACTGGGTTTGATGTACACGCATATACCGCTTCCGTTATTACTGATGCTGGTCAACAGACGGATAGACAAACTGCGAAAGCGCACACATTCGCACCACTCTACGGAGCAACTGGCTATGGCAGAACACCTGCAGAAGCTTCGTACTATGAACACTTTACAAAGAAGTATAAGGGGGTTGCCCGGTGGCATCAGACGCTTGCTACAGAGGCGTTAAACACGAAACGCATAAAGACACCATCTGGACGTGAGTTCTCGTTTCCTGACGTTTATAGGCGCACTAACGGCACTGTTTCTAACTTTACCCAGATAAAGAATTATCCTGTGCAGAGTTTTGCTACAGCAGATATTGTTCCAATATGTTTAATTCATATTGATAAACTGCTTGACAACATGAAGTCATGTGTGGTAAATACTGTACACGATAGCATTGTTATTGATGTTCATCCAGATGAAGAGAGGGCAGTAATTGAGGTTATCAATACAGCAAACAGAAGTCTAAAAGATTTAATTGCCCAAAGGTGGGGTGTGGACTTTAATGTTCCGTTGTTATTGGAAGCAAAGATTGGTCCGAATTGGCTTGACACGAAAGATGTAATCTGATATAACTACCAAACTTTCACAAAGAAGGAGATAATAAACATGAATGATATAGCGACAATTGACACTAATAACTATGCTGCTATGGCAAAGATGATGGGTATGCAGTCTGAGGGTTCTTCTCAGAAAAAGTCCAATACTCTTAATCGTTTGCGTCTATGGCATCAGCCAGTTATGGGTCAAACTGAGATTAAGGGTCGCATGACTAACGTAGAGGTAATCGAGGGTGGTACATATCGCCTTGAGGTTATTGATGGGGATAAATCTGAGTTCTTCTATAGTAAGAATGTTAGGGTTCGTCCATTCCTACAACGGTTCATGCTACGTAGATACATCTCATTTCCTAACCCAAAGCCGGGTGAGCCAAAGGGTACTTTTCATCGTACCATTATGGCAGAGACTTTGAACATGGACTTGAAAGACAACACAGGTAAAGTAAACTGTGGCAAACCTTCTGGTTACATCAAAGACTTCAAAGCCCTTCCTGCAGATATGCAAGACCTTATCCGTCAGATTAAACGGGTACGTGTGTTGTTTGGTGTAGTTACTTTGGAAAAAGCCATGAATGCAGATGGCGAAATTGTAGGTGATATCACTCACCCATTTATTTGGGAGATTGATAACAAGGAAGCATTCAACACTGTTGGTGAGCCGTTCAAAAAGTTTGCCCAGCAGGAACGCATTCCCTTACAGTACGACATTGTGTTTGATGAGCCTAAGAAGAATGACCTTCCTAATGGTTCTAGCTACTACACACCTATCTGTTCACCAGATATGTCTGTAACACACGAGATTACTGACGATGACCACAATCGTTTTGGTGATTTCCTTGAGTGGGTTAAAAACTACAACGACTACATCTACAAGGAATGGGATGCTAAACAAGAGCAAATCAAAGAAAGGTTGATGTCATCAGAAGATGAAGAACTTGTGGAAGACTTCATTGATGTTGAAATTGATGACGAGGTAGCGTAATGAACCACCCAGCAGAAATTGCTCTGCACAAGTATATGTCGGATGCCTCTAACGGGGCATCTGATATGTCTGAAGAGACCATTCAACAGGTCGGCAGGGATGTAATGGAAGCATTACGTAAACAGTTTGGTAAGCGTGAGAATAAAAAGTTTAGCTTGCGTATGTCAAACGTAGGTAGGCCAACATGCCAATTATGGTATGAAAAAAACAAGCCTGAGTTGGCACAGCCTAAAGGCAATAATTTTATCATGAACATGATGATTGGTGATATTGTAGAGGCTGTATTTAAAGGCTTACTAACAGAAGCAGGAGTTCAATATGAAGATACTAAAAAAGTCTCTCTGGATTTGCCTGATACTTCTATTTCTGGGTCATATGATATTGTCATTCGGGATGCAGTTGATGATATTAAATCAGCATCAGACTGGTCATACAAGCACAAGTTCGAGTCCTATGACACTCTGGCAAGTAATGATTCCTTTGGATATGTTGCACAACTTGCAGGGTACGCAAAAGCATCAGGAAAGAAAGCAGGTGGTTGGTGGGTAGTTAATAAGGCAAGAGGTTCGTTTAAGTATGTACCTGCAACGTCTATTGATGTTGACATAGAAGTAGACAAGATTGATGCTACAGTTAAAAAGGTAAACGAGAATAAATTCGAGCGTTGTTTTGAACCAGTTAAAGAAACCTTTCGTAAGAAAGAGACAGGCAACTTGGTTCTCAATAAGAATTGCTCTTTCTGTTCTTACCGCTTTGACTGCTGGCCTAACTTGCAAGAGTTACCGTCTGTAATGTCAGAAGCAAAAGAGCCACCAATAGTTCCTTACGTTGAGTTAAATGTCAGAACTAAAAATTGAGAAACTTACTCTTGACCAAGCACACAAGGCAGGGTTCAGAAGTACACTAGAACTGTACGTTGCCAAGTGCTTGCGTCAAATAAAGAAAAAGTTTAGATACGAAAAGGTAAGAATAAAGTATTACGTTATACGTAAAGCATCCTACTTGCCTGACTTTATTCTAGACAATGGGATAATTATAGAAACAAAAGGGTGGTTTAGACCAAGCGACAGAGCAAAGCATATTAGGATAAAGCAGCAGCATCCTAATTTAGACATACGATTTATCTTTGATAATGCAGACAACAAGATAAGCGCACGGTCTAAAACCACATACGCTGCGTGGTGTAATAAGCATGGTTTTAAGTATGCTACACGTGTTATACCACAAAAATGGCTAAAAGAAAAGGGAACGGATAATTATCCAAGAGTTATAGAAGCAGACAAGAAAGGACTAGAAATATGACGTATAATGAGAGAGCATTTTCAATAAACCTTATTCCTAAAATTGATGAAAAAAATAGCTGGACAGGTGAACTAGAAGTGGTTATAGTTACGGACAAAGATAACCCATTGGATAGCGACAGCTATAATGGTATGATGCATTTGTCTCAACTGGTTGCTTGTTCCGTTGCATATATGGAAGAACACCCAAGTCTTATCTCTGATATAGAGAACTTTATAGACGAACTTGAACCAGAAGAAGATAGCAGTGTATCTGTTACTCACGTAGAAGATAATGTTGTGCATCTAAACTTCAGAACTAAGACAAAGGGGAACGCCTAATGACAAGCTATATGAATATTATGAAGAAGCTAGATGAAGAATACGAACAGGCTGGTAAAGAAGCGTATGGTAATGTGGACATGGTAAATAGCCCACCGCACTATAATGAATCTGGCATTGAATGTATTGATGCTATATCTGCAGCACTTGGTGATGGCTTTGAATACTACTTACAAGGTAACATTATGAAGTATCTCTGGCGTTACCGTTACAAGAATGGTACTGAAGACTTAAAGAAAGCTAGTTGGTATCTTGATAAGTTGATTACCGAAGTTGAGGGTTATTACGATGATGAGAGTTAAAGTGTTCCTTACACTAGACATTGACCCGGATGAATATCCAGTTCCTGCTGATGAAAGAGTAGGAGAGGAAATAGAAGAAAGCATACGTGAATATTTTTATGACGTTGACGGTGCTAACATAAAAAACATACGAACACTACAGGAGTTATCTTAAACATGAACAATTATTTACCTACAGATTATCAAAACTTTATTGCCTTGTCTCGTTATGCAAGGTGGAAAGAAGACGAACAAAGACGAGAAACATGGTCTGAGACAGTAGGACGTTACTTTGATTATATGTCAAAGCATCTTGAGAAAAAACGTAGCTACAAGATGGATGACAGCACACGTAACGAACTTGAACAGGCTGTACTAAATCAAGAAATTATGCCTAGCATGAGAGCCTTAATGACAGCAGGTCCAGCACTAGACCGTTGCCATGTAGGTGGATACAATTGCTCTTACGTACCAGTGGATAACCCACGTGCTTTTGATGAGACAATGTACATTCTTATGTGCGGCACAGGTGTAGGCTTCTCTGTGGAACGTCATCACATTGAGAAACTACCAATCGTCAACGAAGATATGCATCAGACTGATACTGTTATCAAGGTTGGCGATTCACGTCCGGGCTGGGCCAAATCACTGCGTGAACTAATCTCTCTCCTGTACGCAGGGCAGATACCAAAATGGGATGTGTCAGAAGTTCGTCCTGCTGGCGCACGTCTAAAAACATTTGGTGGTCGTGCCAGTGGCCCAGCCCCTCTGGAAGAACTGTTTGAGTTTATCATTGATAAGTTCAAAGGTGCAAAAGGTCGTAGGCTCTATCCCATTGAGTGTCACGATATAATGGGTAAGATTGGTGAGGTTGTAGTTGTCGGTGGGGTCAGACGCAGCGCACTCATCAGCCTATCAAACCTGAATGATGACCAGATGCGTCACGCTAAAGCAGGTCAATGGTGGGAGAACGAAGGACAACGTGCGCTTGCAAACAACAGCGTTGCCTACAAAGAGAAACCACAGATGGGTACATTCATGCGTGAATGGCTATCACTGTACGAAAGTAAGTCAGGTGAGCGTGGTATCTTTAACCGTCAGTCTGCACAAAAGCAAGCTGCTAAGAATGGTCGCAGAGATGAGCAACATGATTTCGGATGCAACCCCTGTAGTGAAATTATATTACGTCCATATCAGTTCTGCAACTTGTCTGAAGTAGTTGCACGTGCTACGGATAGTGTAGAAGACCTAGCAAAGAAGGTTAGACTAGCTACTATTCTAGGTACGTTCCAATCCACACTGACCGACTTCAAATACTTGCGTAAGATATGGAAAGATAACACAGAGGAAGAACGATTGCTTGGTGTATCACTAACAGGTATCATGGACAATGACATCCTGTCAGGTAAAAGCGCACAGTATGGCATGAACATCAATGAGGTGTTGGAAGAGTTAAAGCAGGTGGCTGTAAATACGAATGAATCTGTTGCTCATTCAATTGGTATTCCTGTCTCTACAGCAATCACTTGTGTTAAGCCATCAGGTACAGTGTCGCAGTTAGTTGATAGTGCGTCTGGTATTCATGCCCGTCACAATCCATATTACATTCGTACTGTACGTGGCGATAACAAAGACCCATTGACACAGTTCATGATTAATGCTGGTATTCCTGCAGAGCCTGATGTCATGAAGCCTGACTCAACTACAGTCTTTAGCTTTCCAATGAAGTCACCTATTGCTGCGGTAACACGTACTGAGATGACAGCTATTCAGCAGCTAAACCTGTGGCTAAAATATCAGCGTCATTGGTGTGAACACAAACCCTCTGTAACAATCTCTGTGAAAGAGGAAGAGTGGATGGATGTAGGCTCATGGGTATATGAACACTTTGATGAGGTGTCAGGAATCAGCTTCTTGCCATTTAGTGAGCATACTTATAAGCAAGCACCGTATCAGGACATTGATGCTGATGAATATTCTGAACTGCAAGCCTTAATGCCACGTTCTATTAATTGGTCTGAACTACAAGAGTTTGAGAAGGAAGACACTACATCAGGTGGACGTGAGTTAGCATGTACTGCTGGCGTTTGTGAAGTAGTAGACTTGACAGCCGCATAATGATAGAGTGTAGTGGATTAGACTTGCTATGGTGGCAGTGGTGGATACTCGTGATGATTACAGTAAACACCACTCTCAACCTAGTTGTATTCTTCAAGCACAGATTTAAGAAAGGAGAAAGAAAATGAGTTTAAGACAAGTACTAATTAACGCACAGCGTTCTCATCTTGCAGGTCATATAAATAAACACCTCGCAAACATTGAGGTGTTACTAGAAAGACCAGCAGGTATTGGTGAACATCAAGACATACAAGAGGCTATTGAAATTGAACTTGGAGAGGTGTCAGATTATTACGACAAGTTAGAGATGCTAAACAGGTTCTTTATACAACAAGAGGTAATTGAGGACAAGGAAAATGAAGCTGGAACAGGAAGCTAAAGAATGGCTAAAGGAGAAATACAAAGACATGGAAATGAATGAATACCAACGAAAATCAGTAGAGTTTGCTATCTACCCTCACTCGCATAGCATACTTTATCCTGCACTTGGACTTGCAGGAGAAGCTGGTGAGGTAGCAAACAAAGTGAAGAAGTTTATCCGTGATGGATACGACAAAGAAAACTTTGAAGAAAAAAAGATTGAACTTGCTAGTGAAATTGGGGATGTCTTGTGGTACTGCTCTGCATTAGCACGTGACTTAGGTTTTGACCTATCTACAATAGCACAGGAAAACTATAGTAAGTTGTCGGGAAGAAAAGAGCGAGGCACTATAGGTGGTAATGGAGATACCAGATAAAAAAGAGGGGGCTTAATTGCCCCCTTTATTTATTCTGCGCTATATATGTCTCTTTCTGTTGAAACAATCCATTCATATAAAAGAGGCTGCTGCTTCAAATCATCAAACAAATTTCTACCATTTGTCTGGTCTTTATAAATGTCAGCTATTACACCTCTTTTAGAAGAGGACATTCCATTATACTTTGCCTTAAATCCTCTCAGTCTTTTCTCTGGTGATTGAGATTCTATTTGACTACCTAATATTTCTTTACGAGCGTCTGTTCTTTTTTCGTTTATCTTTTCTTTCAGCATCTTCTTTTTAAGTCTATCGCCAGCAAGATTTTGATAGTCAGGACTTTGTATAAAAGAAAATATCTCACGTTCCATATATGCACCCATTCTAGCACGGGCTTCATTTGTAAGCGGTGCATCCATAGCAATCTTACGTGGACTTAGTTCTACGTAGTCAAACCGTAGTCTATCCAGTTCCTTTTCCATTTCTGTTCTTTCTTCTTCCTCTGTAAAACCAGTAAGAAGTTTCAAAAATGGATTTACATTCGTAACAGGGTCAGAACGAGTTGGCTGTGCTAAGTACCTATCGCCTTCTTCCGGGTCATATGCTTGTGGTATTGAACGTGCCGCTTGCTTAAACATATACTCCATCATATCAATATCACTATTGTCTTGTACAATACGATAGTCCGCATCTAAGAAAGAACCTGCTAAATCTTTCAGCATACCACCACTAACAGTATAGGTATTGAAAAAGTTACCTATAAATTTAGCAGCATTTTGCTTAAATGTCTCTTCTGCAATGTTACCTTCGTCATAGTTAACAGCTAAGTCTGTAATTCCATCCAAAATGTCAAGACCAACACCTGCACGTCCTTGACCACCAGTAAATGCTTGCGCTATTTCTCTTACATTATATGGAACATCTACAGCAACTTTATCATTGTCGTGCAACTGTGGTAATTCAACATAGCCAAATAATGGATTTCTGTTTGGACCTGTGTGTCTATACAAAAGGTCAGCAAGCATAGCAAATCCCATAAACGGACCTAAGTTTGCTGTTGCATCAAATGTTCTGGACTGACTTCTATCTGAAAGGTCTGCACCACCAGTTGGGTCATAGTATTGGTATGGACCAGTCGTTTCATCACCAAAATGATTACGCATAGCAAAAAAAGCACCTAGTGTAGCTAGACCACCAAATTGCTTACCAAATCTTTCTGCATATCCAGATGAAACATCGCCCTGTTTGCGAAGTATGCCAGCAAAGTCAAACAAGCCCAATATAGGCATATGTTCATACATAAATATAAACTGGTTTATCAAGTATCTTGGAAAAGGTACAGCTTGGGATATTAGAACGCTGTCAGATGCAATATTGATGAAAGCGTCAGCAAACTTATTAAACCCTCCAGATTTACCTTGAAACTTACCAGTTTGATAAGTAAAAGATAAAGCTGTCTCCATAGCTTCGCCAATAGCGTCATCGTTTATTTGGCTAAACTTACCAATAGATTTCTTTGCAGCTTTAGGGTCTAAATAGTTTTCGTCAAAGAAACCTTTAAGTCCACCTTTTTGCCCTGACATGGTAAGATACTTGTCCATCTCACGAGCAAAAATAGCACGTTTAAACATATTATCTGATAAAGTGTTTAGGTAGTTGGCCTTACGTGCCAGCCATAGTATCCCACCTTCTTGTCCAGTTAGGTCTCCAACGTCACCCATTTCCCTAAATAATTCTTTAGCCAAGTTAGACTTTGAAAATCGGGGGTCACGGAAAAGTAGGTCAAGTGCTGCTGTTTCATATGAAGTAGTACCCATCCAAAGGTCTTTCATATAAGCAGCCTGAAAACCTGCTTTCATTTGAGCAATACCACGACTTACTGCTGCTGCACCTTCTTGAGATAATTCTTTGTTGGTAACACCTGCCAAGCTTTTTACACTACCATAACCAAGATTAGCAAGACCCATGCCCAGATTATCTAAGGCATATACATAGTTACGCATGTATCCGTTAGTTGTGTTACGTGCAGTTGTAGCAAGCTGCGTTGTCATAAAACCAATACGTGCTTTATTTAATGTTTTTAAAGAAAACCAGTTATTGTATATGTTAGATACTTTTGAGCCTTGACCTTTTACTGGATTATTTTTAAGCTTCAGTCTTGCCCCTTCAGTCATACTACCAAGACCAACCAAACGCTGGTCAATCTCAGTCAACTCTTCTAGCAATTTTTTCTTTTCTGCTTTTGTTACACGGCCTACAGCACCAAATTCTGCACCAATAGAACTTAACCTGTCTGCAAATAGAGAAGACAGTTGTTGCATTGTTACATTATGCTGAGATAAGATATCAGCTACTTCTTTTTCAGAAATAACATTTTCTTTTAGGCCACGTGCAATACGAGAACTCATACGTTCTTCACGTATTTGACCCTTTTTACCAACCTTTTTTAGTGGTGGTATTTTATTCACAACCCTAGCCGCTGCTGCAGCAATGTTTTCTATCTGCTTTGTTTCAATAGCATCTAGCTTCTTTTTGAGTTTAGCACCCTCTTTTAACTGGTCAGGTACAGTCTCTTCAAGAGACATTTTAATTGTATCGGCAAACTTCTTTGCATCTTTAGCTACAGTACTACCTTCTTCAAAGTTACTTTTTTTATCGTCTTTTAGAACTTCCTTAGTATAACTTCTATGTGCAGAATCAATTTGCACTTTTTCTTTATTCAAAGCAGTTATACGAATGTTTTCTGCCGTGTTAGATGTTAGTGTTTTCTTAGCACCTGCAATACCACCTAAAGTACCTGACGCAACTGTGCTTAAAGCAGCAGATAGTGCCACATTAGACATATCTACTTCTTCTTGCAGCCCAGATTCGACACGAGACTTTTCTTGTGCTAATACTGTGCCAGCAGCAAATGGTACATCAATGGCTGCTGCCGTTGCTGCACCCCTAAGTGTACCGCTTCTGAGTGCAGAACCTGCTGCTCCACGTTTAATTATCTCACGTATAGCAAGTTTAGTACCCTGCTGTGCAGCTATTGTACCTACCTTTGCAGCCCCACCAGTAAAAATGCCAGCGTATGTTGAAGGTGCAGTAAGCACACCACCAATAAAATCGCCAGCAGCATCCAGACCCAAATCAGAGTCCATTTTATCATATGTGTCCATTAGCCTACCAAAGCGTTCTTTAGCTTCCTGTTCAGCCTCTTGTACGTAAAAAAGGTCACGAGTAGCAGTAACCTCATTTACGTTTTGGTAGCGAAAATGTTCCATAAAGCCATCATAGATGTCTTCTGGTTCAACTACATCTTCAGGGTCGTATCCTTCTCTCTCAATAAGAAAATCGGATGCTTCTTGAAGAAAGTCTTCATCCTGAATAAGGGTATCTTTATTCAGTTCATCATAGTGATTATAAAGAGGTGTAGACATTTTACTGTGTTGCCAGCCAATCAGTTACTTCTTTAGTAGTGGTTAATCCCGGTATTTTAAGCTTGAGAATACGATTTACAATCTTGCCTTTTGCTATTGAGTCTGGGGCGGCTTTGTAATCTTTTACATTATTAGAAACAGCACCCTGCATTTGAAGAGGTATCTGCACCTGACTTGATGTTGTTGAAGTATTAGTGGTTGTTGTAGGAGCAGTTGTTGTTGATGTTGTGCCTGTCGTTGTTGTGGAAGTTGTATTATTTGGTGGAGGCGGAGGTGGAGGAGTTGCACTTGCGCCACCAGTAGATTGTTTCCAAGCTTGGCTATTTTTGGTATTTGAATCAAAAATATCATCACCTACTTTTAGATGTGGGCCTTTAACATCATCTTCTGTTACAATAATAATGTTTTTACCTGCACCAACACCATACTGTTGAACAAAAGTAATTGGGTCAATCATATCACCTGTTTCTGGGTCAAGTCCAAAGTACCCATTATTTCTAGCCCACTGAACGGCTTCACCGTGCTTTGAAACTGCTGTTGAAGCAATACCTTGAATGTTTGCCTGAACACCGCTAGGAATATACTGACCTAGTTGCCATTCACCTTTTAAGCCCTGATTTAGCAAAAGTTGTGTCATAAATTGAGTAGTAAAGCTTTTTCTTGTAGAGTCAGTCATTACTTGACCTGCAAGTTTTGTTTGCTTTTGTGCATCTTTTAACAGGTCTATATTAGCTTTAATTCTATTATGTTTACTTTCCCAAGCAGCATCCCTTTTATCTTCAGGAACATTGTCGTGTGTTTTTAAAGCAATTTTCATGCGAGTAAGTTCACCGTCATAATCAGCAGACAAAATCATTTGCTCATCATAACCTGTAGCAGAAACAGGCATAAATGCAGCTTGTGTTTCTGTTTGACCTACAATAGACTCAATATCTTTTTGTGCCATTTCGGTAGCTGTTTCACCACCAAAAATAACATCCATTGCAGTTTGCTCTGTAGCACCTGATGTTGCAGAAATATCTGGTAAAGGTTTTAGCTTAGTATATGTACGTGCTATACCTCTATAGTCAGGAGTTTCTCCGCCTGTTCTTTCTGTAAGACCCATAGCTGCAATAGGGTCACGTCCATAGGTACTGTGTTCTGTTGAATACTTTTTAGCAATACGTTGTGCGCCATCAATACTACCTTCTTGATTAATAAGGTACAAAGCAGCTTCACGTACAACCTTATCACCTACTGCACGGTCACCAGCAATTAAAGATGCTACTTTTTTAACTTCTGCTTCTGTAGCATCCAAAGCTTTATTGTTTTCTTCTTTAATTTGAAGACCGCTTTCAATACCATAGTTACGAAGTTCTCTGTAATTTTTTTCTTTTAGGTCTCTCTGACGATTGGTTTCGGTCATAAAACCTTCACCAACACCTGCCCAAAAGTTCATGTCACCTAACAAACTACCAATATTCATTATTGTCTCCTAGACATCAAACCAACAGACGGTTCTTCCGCAACTTCTTCTACATCTTCTTCTTCTGGTTCTTTTTCTTGCACATCTTCTGCCTGTGCAAATTTTGTAGCAACCATTTGAGCAAGACCATTATCAATGCCAGATGCGTCACGTTCCATGCCAGTATCATAATCTACACCAGCAGAGTCACCAAGCAAACGCATTGTTTCTACCAGAGAAGGTATAATAAGAATACCTACATCAACACTATGCCTACCTTCCATTACTCCTGAAATCATAATAATGTTAGCCAGAGATGTAAGAGGCACACCCATTTCCATGACATTGATAAGACTTTTTGCAAAGTCATCCTGCGCCATTCTAGGAATGTAGTAACCTAACGCATCCTCTACAGTAGAAAACTGTGGTGGATTTTGCCACGGCCTAGCACCTAGTTCCGCAGTCATTCCTTCACCGGGAATAGGTCGGCTAAATGAAAAATCTACGTCTAGTGCTTCAGCCATTTTTTCTGCTTTCTAATACTTCCATACGTGCTTGTCGTATACTCTGAAAAGACTTTACAGATTCTACAAGAGGAGCATACTCAGCTTTTACTGAACCCTCTGAAGAAACTTTCTTTCTAAGCAAACCACCATTTTCTTTTGGCTGTTCTTGCTTTTTAAGAGTAGGTATTCTCTCATATGAAGTTAGCAAGTTTTCTACAATATCTAAATTCATTTGTATTTCCTTACTGCTTTATCCATAAAGTATTTTATAACAGATTTTACACGAGGTTTATCAGCAATGAACTTAGCAACAGTTTCACCAAACTCTCCGTACATCCACTTAAACCACTTTGGTGCATCATTCATAATCCATATACGGAAACGTACCCAATCATTATTATGTGGTCCATATACTTCTCTTGCTACGTAGCACCATTGACCAATTGCTGCTGCACCAAGTTGACCAATCATATTACCAATACCAGATTTAGCTTGTCCGGATGACTGCAACTTAGCACTAGCCGTAGCAGATTTAGCATCAATTTCTGCAATAGCAACATTAGCAATGCGGTCTAGTTCACTTTCAGCAGACTTCCATGCCCACTCCATAGTATCAGAATAGTATGACCACAAGTTATCGTAAGCAGTTTTACTAATATCCAGTATAGCATTAGCATTAAGTTCGTTAGCACGATTAACTGCAGCAGTATCAGCAGTAGCAATTTCTCTGCGCCACTGTGCATTGCTCTGTGCAATTATAAGCTGGTTTTGTGCGTTAAACTGGTCACGCTGATTATTCATTTCAGCATTAAAACGCTCTACAGTATTAGATTGACCAGCATTAAACTGCGCTTGTCCATTTGCCTGTGCAGCATTAAATTGAGACACTTGAGATGATAGGTTTGCAAAGAACTGGTCTGTCTGCTGTTGGCTTGTAGCATTAAACTGACGTGCAGCATTTTCTGCAGCTTGGTCAGTAAACAGAGATTGAACACGTTGTTGGTTCTTAAATATCTCAGTTTGCTGCCTGTTTGATAAGTTAGCCAAATCTGTCTGCAAGAAAGACTGTGCGTTTTGTACAGCAGCTTGTTGACGGTTATTTAGGTTTTCAGTATCTAATTGAGACAACGCAGCAGCTTCTGCCATTACAAGAGCCTGATTGTTAGACAGGTTTTGTAAGTTCATTGTGTTTGCAATACGTGAATTTTCAAGAGCAACCTGCTGTTGAGCAGTAAAGTTCTGATTTGCTATATCACTAATCTTAGCAGCATTTTGAACACGAGCCTGAAACTCTTGGTTAAACTCAATACCCATAAAGTTTGCACGTTGCTCTGCCGCAAGCATTGCTGCCTGTTGACGATTAGACAAGTTCTGCTTCTCAAAGTCTGCAAGAATAGAAGCATCAGCCTGTGCAATAGGAAGTGCCGATTCCATAGCAGCTTGTACAATAGCCTGACCAGCTAGTGATGAAGCACCTAGACCACGAGCAGCCATCTGTGCATTAGCGGTACGCATTGCGCCAGCAGCCCATGCAGGTGGGTTAGCACCCTGAAACTGTGTCATAAGATTGGCAAGCTGACCTTGTACAAGTGCCTGTGTAGATGGCTGTGCGGATGCAGCAGCAGCCTGTGTTTGAGCAGTTAATTGTGCAGCTTTAGTTGCATCAACAGCACTACCGCTAATAAGTTCACCCTGTTGAATCTGCCTCTGTTGAGGATTGTTCATCAGAATAGCATTACCCTGTGCGGCCTGTAGATTGCCTACAGACGAGGCTGTTTGCTGTGCAGCAGTTACCTGTGCGCGAGGGTCTTGAGGATTAGCCTGTGCAGCTTGTGTAGCGTTCATTGCTGCATCTACAGCAGGAGCAGCTTGTACTGCTTGAGTTTGTGCTGCTGCACTTTGCTGAATAGGAGAAGCGGCTGCTGTTGCTGCCATTGCAGTAGGCACAGCAACCTGACCAGTAAGTTGACCTGAACTCATTTGTATATCTTGTGCTGCAGTAATAGGTGTTGTAGCAGCTTGTGTTACACCACCAACAGGTACAGCAGGATTAAACATACGCTGTACGCTTTCATCAGATATATTTTGTGTTGTAGGTTGAATATTTGTTTGTGTTGCTGAACCAGCAGTAGGTGTGGTTGCAGAAGCAGTTGTACCAGTTGTAGCTGTAGGATTAGCACCTGCTACATTAACAGTACCTGCAGTAAAAGGTGGAAACTGTGATCCTGAAGCAGATGTAGATGTGGATGTAGTACCACCGGGTGCAAACTTCATGACTGCACCACCACGTGCCATCATACGTGCAGCATTAGTGTAACGCTCCATCTGTGCCTTACGCTGTGGGTCACCCTCAACAAACTGCTGAAACTGAGACATATCACCCTGATAGCCCATAGCCCCTGCAATCTTATTAAGTGCCTCTGGCTTAAATGCCTTGAACTGCATCATGATTATTTACCTTTGTACAAATTCCAGAGTTTCCACGACACGTATATAATGGACAGCATCCCAAACACAAGTGCTACCCACTGGTTAAGTGCTGGCAACCAAAGTGGTGCAGAGATACCGCCTGTCGCTATGAGCAAATCATCTGGCTTCATATTATTCCGCATCCTGTATTGTTAGTTCGCCAGCGTCTACCTGACGCATGATTTCTGCGTAGTGGAGGTTAGCTGGGTCAAGGGGAATAAACATCTCTGTGCTGTCAATGGTAGTTTTTATCACTGTATTAGTGCTATCTACATATTGAGCAGATGTAATTACTATTTCATTCATTTTTACAACTCCGCATCTGCTTTGACTGTATCTTGTCTATAATGAGTTCCAGTTCCAGTAACATTTACATAATAGTAAAAACTAGAACTAGTTATAAAATTAGTGTAAGCGGCATTTGTTAAAGATGCGTATAAGTTAGTATATGATATAGTAGGACTTGCCCTCATTTCGCAAGGAAACGAGCAGAGACTGCCATTAGAAATATTTCCACCATCTGCCTGATATTGCTGTTGAGAGGCAACTGTTTTTAAGTAATACCTCTGACACCTAGCCAACTCATCCCCAAAGCTACGATGCTCAAACGGTGTGTCCTGTTCGCCTACTTCTAGCTGAACGCCTGTGATGTAAAACTCGTTGCTTGTACTATCTGCTACATTTACCTGACCAACGGCACGATTGGCTGTTGTGCTTTGCCAAGTATTTGATGACAATGTGCCGCCAGAATAATCTGAACCAGCCATCAGCCACCAAGTAATTCTGAAACTATCCGTGTTGTCATTTGTAATTGATGTTGTCTGATAACCATCAAAAGTAAGCGTAACCTTTTGCCAAGTGTCTGCTGACGCAATAGTAAATGACTGTGAATTAAAAGAACCATCATCTGTATGCCCTAATTCTACAATATGTGTTCCTGTCTTTGGAGACCTCACCCAAAACTGAAGCGTTAAAGACTGTGCATCTGATGTGCCGTATTTAAGATGTTGCAAATCCTGACCCTCAAAGAGATATCTTAAAATTTGATAATCTCCTGCGGCTACAGATGTGTCTGCTGTTGTGACATCTAGTTTTGCAGAATAAGAAAAGCCTTCCCCAGATGGTACTGTTGTTGACTGACTGTATGTAAACAGTTGTGAGCCACTACCTAAAAGTTTAAAACGGTCAACAGCGTAGGTGTTTCGGACACCAGCTTGACTTCCTCTTTGATAGACCTGCATCGCACCATTGATAATCAGATTCCTGTTTGACAGGGCTGTTTGCGAACCTATCAGTGCGGCTAGTTCTGCTGCTTTACTCATGCTAGGTCTCCGTGAATTACTGTAAAGACAAACTTTTGGTCTTGTTGTGTGCTTCCGCTACCCATATCAACAACTTCTATTGGAAATCTACTTGACGTAAACGTGCCATCTGCATCTCTTTGCAAAGCTACACCACGAACATTAGCATCTCCTGAGTCGTGATTTGCCATTCCTACGATAGCAACATCTGAAGTATTAGCCATTGCTGAAGTAAGATTGTGGTCAAATTCTCCCGTGCTTTCATCCGTAACACTGCTTGTGTTAAAACTACCCGTTGTAGCTGGTGTCTCTTGATTAAGTTGAAGCCACGCCTTCGCACTTCCCCCTGCCACATAAGCCATGCCAACAGAGTTGTTGCCACTGCTATCCTTCAGGGTGTCTACTCTTAGTTCGCTTGCCATTATGCTAGGTCTCCAAATATTGCGGCACAGTGTAGTCCTGCATCCGTAGATGCGTTTGACTGATTATAATGGTCAAACCTACAACCACTTGTAGTCGTAGTGCTTGTGCCTGAAATTAAATGGTCTCCAGCATTACCCGTGCTTAATCCACTATAATCATCGTTATTCATGTTATTAGTAAAATTAGAAGTGAAAACACCTGTTCCGCCATCGGTCATACTTGCTTGATTAAAGCTATCTGTAACAGTAGCATCCCCCTGCCCTTGCATCCATAGTTTTGCCAATCCTTGTTGAAGTGACTGTGTCGCAGAGCCACCCTCGCTGGTAATCGTAATGTTCCCAGCCGCTGCGTTACCTCTTAGGTCATCTACTTTAAGTATGCTTGCCATTATGCGAGGTCTCCAAAAAATGCGATTGAATGGGCTACATCTGAACCGCTAAGTGAGCCACTTGATGAAGTAAAAGAGCGAGTAAGAAACGAGGATGCGCTTGAGTCATCAACCGAATGGCCTCTGTTGTAACTACCATCGTGGTTACTGATTAGAGCCGCAACAGCTAGAGCCGCAGAAAAAGCGTTGGTAACTGCAACTGTGTTTTGAGATGCCGCAGTATCCGTAACACTGGATATATTTAGGGAAACTGCCGCATTGCTACTAGCATCTGATTGCAAGTTTCCTGTAACTTTTGCCGCACTCTGTTTGGTCAACGTAACAGGGTCAGTACCGTTCTTTGCCGCAATGCTATCTACATTAAGTACACTGGTCATTATACGATACTCCAATAACCGTTAACAGTCACGGTTGCGTTCTGTGTGATTGGCCCAGCCGATACGCCATTCTCATCAGAGTCAATGGTAATGTCAGCAGAGATGGTCTGACCATTCAAACGGATGATGCTGTTGTTTCCCTTGAACGGGTAACGCTCATCTGATTCAGTCTT